GCGTATTATCCGCTATTGTTAGTATTTCAACAATTCAACCGATAGTTACTTTATTTGCCGGTTTGATTGCAATTGTTTCAGGTATAATGGCTATTCGCTATTATTACAACGCAACCAAAAAAGTAAAAAATGATTAAGAATTTAGTAATTGCAGTCTTATTGGTTGTTGTTGCTTTATTCTTATTTTCAGAACCTACATACAATAAGGGTTCTGTGACCATTGTGCGCGATACAGTTTACCAACAGAAAACATTTACAAAGTACAAAAAAGGGAATGACATTCATTCTTACACTATTTTGACCGATTCTATACAAATTCCTGTACAATTTACTGTACACGATACAATTGAGGTTTTAACCGATTATATGCGCAAATATGCGTATTCAGATACGATTAACATTGATTCAAATAATATCGTATTTATTCAGGACACAATAAGCCAAAATAAAATTTTAGGGCGTGGATTTAGCGCCAAATTAAGCGAAAAAACTATTATTGAAACGCGCACTATTACGCCAAAGGTTAAGAATGCGCTTTATTTAGGCATAACAACCGATTTCAGACAGGATAAAACAATTGACAACTTAGGTATTGGCGCAATTTATAAAGTCAAAAACAAAGCTTTAATTAGTCTAAATTTAAAAACAGGTCAATCTGTGAAATATGGCGTTGGATTCTATTTAAAATTATAATATGTAATAGAATGGCAACAAATAAAAAATTAGACGTTTCAGCGAATCCCCTTCCAATAAGCTTCAAAGATTTTAGTAAAAACCCTGTCGTTGGAACTATGTTTTTGGTAATTATTGGAATTTCTGTTTTATATATTGACATACGCGGAACGTTTAATAATCAGATTGAAGGACAGGGTCGCAAGATTGAAAAATTAGAAACCCGTGTTGATATTGTAAGTGACGCCTTGCGCCGTTGCGATTCTTCTTTGGCTTCAGCGACAACAAAACTTTCAACCTTAGAACAATTGGGTAAGATTCAAAAGATTAAATAATGAAATATTTATTTATATTATTCTTATTTGGGTGCGGTGTTGCTGCGCAAAAAACAAGCGAAGAAATTGACCAAGAACGTGAGTTTCAACAACTTATGTCAAAAGTTGCAGAAACAAACAATCGATCAGTTCAGGTTCAGGAAGCAGCAAGTAAAAAAGAAGCTGAATTAGTGACCAAAGCAGTTGAAAAAATTATAACCTTGAAAAACGACGTTAAAACATTAAAAAGCGAATTAAATGAAGTCAAAGCAAGGTTGGATTCTGTTTCTATTGATACCGGTAACAAATTTGTGCTTTTGCCAATATCCAATAACTAAGAAGATAGGCGAAGACACGGTTGTAATAATGACATTGAAGCAGGGCGAACAAATAAATAAAACTTTTAATAAATACAGTCAAGATTTGGGTTTAATAAAAGATAGTTTAAAAATAAAGCGAATTCAATATGATAGTTTATTCAATACAATTTCTTTGGTCAAAGATTCGTTTTATAGTTGGAAATGGAAGTACACAGAAAACAAAAGAATTTATGAAGCTTATAACCTTAATCAAGGAAAAATTGAAAGGTTAAACGCAGCAAGTAAACTAATATTAATCGGAATAATCATTTTACAATTTAGTCAATTACATTAATTATGAAACAATTTTTTCAGGAAGAAAACGGTCAATTTAGTATGAAGCGTCTTTGCGGATTGCTTTGCACAATTGCTTTATGTGTTACAATGTACCATAATCAATTCAGCGACGAACACACCGCACCAAGTACGATATTGGTTGAAGCGGTTGCAATGTTAGCTTTTGGAACGTTAGGTTTGACTTCAGTTGAAAAAATATTCAAGAAAAATGACTAATTACGAAAAAAGGGTGCTAACTTCAGTTGGCATTTTATATATAGCATTTTTAATTTATTTATTTAAACATCTTTTATGAAGTTAAGTGAACATTTGGATTTGTCCGAAGTTATAAGAAGTGAAAGCGCAAAACGCAACGGTATTTCAAATATGCCGACCGAAGCACATATTGCAAATTTTAAACTATTGGCTGAAAAAGTATTTGAACCAATACGCAACCATTTCCGTTGTCCAATTCATATTTCAAGTGGGTACAGAAGCGCAGAATTAAATAAATGCATTGGCGGTTCAGCGACAAGTCAGCATTGTCAGGGCGAAGCCATTGATATTGATATGGACGGAACGCCAAACGGTGTAACAAATAAAATGATATTTAATTACATTAAAGACAATTTGGAATTTGACCAATTGATTTACGAATTTGGGAATGATACAAACCCCGATTGGGTTCACGTCAGTTATGAAAGCACGGGTAAACAAAGAAAACAAGTATTAAAAGCATATAAAGAAAACGGAAAAACAAAATACAAACCATACTAAATGACCAACCTAAAAACAAAACGCCGAAGACTATTTTTTGATATTGAAACTTCGCCTAACATTGGTTTATTTTGGGAAGCCGGATATAAAAAGAATATAGATTATTCAAACATAATTCAAGAACGTGCAATTATTTGTATCTGTTATAAGTGGGAAGACGATAAAGAAGTTTATGCTTTACATTGGGACGCCAAACAAAATGACAAGAAAATGCTTCAACAATTTATTGAAGTTGCAAATGTCGCTAACGAATTGGTGGGTCACAATGGGGACAAATTTGACTTGGCTTGGATTCGAACAAGGTGTTTGTTTCACGGTATTGAAATGTTCCCAAAATATACAACTATTGACACTTTAAAGGTTGCCCGTCAAAAATTTAGATTTAATTCTAATAGGTTGAATTACATTGCTGACTATTTAGGATTGGGTCAAAAGATTAAGACCGAATTTAATCTTTGGAAGGATATTCTTTTACATAAGGATAAGGACGCAATGGAAGCTATGCTTAAATATTGCAAAAAGGACGTTGTTTTACTTGAAAAAGTTTTTAAACATTTAAACACACATATTGAACCTAAAACGCATTATGGCGTTATATTTGGCGAAGACAGGGGTTCGTGTCCTGAATGTGGATCGGACGATTTGATTAAAAATAATAAAGTCGTAACGGCAACAGGTTTGACGCGTATTCAGTATAAGTGCAAAACTTGTAATAAATATCATTCTAAAACGGACAAATAAAATGAGTAAAATTCTATATAATATTATTGACGATTTGTTGGCGCGTGAAGACAAAGGTTTAAAGGAATACGGTACGACAATGGACAGAACCGATTTGACTGAAATTGATTGGTTGCAACACGCCTACGAAGAAGCTTTGGATTTAAGCATTTACTTGAAAAAACTTATAAATATTAAAAAAAATGAAAATGCCAAAAGGTTTTAATAAATGGACACTTCAACAACAGGAAGATTTTTTTTCTAAAAAGCTTCAGGAATTATACGCCATTGAACAGGACATAAGAAGAACATTGGCAAAGATTCGCGGCGGTAATAGAATGGAATTTAAAGAAATTGAACGTCCGGACGAAGCCGAATTAAAAGGGTTATAATGGAAGATCAAAAACCAAATACTGAACCCGAAGTTACCGAAGAAGGTATTGAGTGGGAAGAAGCCGAAACCACAACGCGCAGCGACTTAATTAGTTGCGCGTATTACGCATATAGCGCAGTTGAAGATATTGATTTGACTTTGGTTTCAAAGATTGAAGCCAACAAAATACGTCGTATTAAAAGACAATCTATTGACATTATTGCCGAAGTTATTGGCGAAATGCACGCAGAAATATTTGATTTGGGCGAAGAATAGCCGTTTATCATTTTATTTTGCCGTTTATCCATATATTTTTTGTTTTATATTGTGTATATTCTGTATATTTGTGTTAAGAAAAAACCAAATTATGACTATAACAAACGAAACAATTGGCGAATTGTACTTAAAAAACGCAATAAAAGCCGCAGATTATGCAGGCGCTTTGGGGTTCAGTCGCGGAACTTTAAACCTTATTTTGAATTATGTAAGGGAAGGAAATTTAAACCGCATTGAAGAACTAACGCACGAAGCATTGGAAGAAATTGAAAATATATTTATCAAACATCAAATAAATTAAAATGAATCAGTTAGCAAAATTGGAAAACTTGCGTGACAATGTTCGTTATTGGGAATGGCTTTTTGATATTAGCGACAAATCAAACGCACGTCAAAGATTAGAAGGTTTAAAAATTGCACGTCAGCATTTAAAAAACCATAAAGCAAAATATTTCCCGCACCTATTGCAACAACCTAAAAACAATTTTCCAAAAGTACCGTTTATTCCAATGTCAGATTGGACAGAAAGATTTGAAGAATACGGGGATATGTACTAAATTTATAAACCTAAAAAAACCTATATGAAATTAGTAAAAATTCAATCAGAATTAAAAGCGCCCAAAGGGCAGGTAAACAAGTTTGGCAATTACAAATACCGCAGCGCCGAAGATATTATTGAAGCTGCGAAACCAATTCTTCATAAATACAATTGTGCTTTGCTTATTAGTGACGAAATCGTGCAAGTTTCTGACCGCGTTTATGTTAAAGCAACTGCAATGCTAATTGACGAACAAAACGAAGAATTGCCAATTCGTGTTCACGGTTGGGCGCGTGAAGAAGAAGTTAAAAAAGGAATGGACGCCGCACAAATTACGGGTTCAGCTTCTTCATATGCCCGCAAATATGCTTTGAATGGTTTGTTTGCAATTGACGATACAAAAGACGCAGACGCAACAAACGAACACAAAGACGAAGTCGGAAATGACAAACGTTTATATTTGTTGACTTTGTTGGAATCCACAACATATGACGAACAGGCAAAAGAAAAATTGGCATTACGTATTGAATCAATTACAACACAGGATTCATACGAAAAAGCTTTTACAAACCTTCAGTCAAATCAAATACAAGACAAAGATCGTATTGCAATGGGTTTGAATTACAATCAAAACGATATTAAGAAAACAACAAAAAGAAAATAATGCGCGAATATACAATTGAAGAATTAACGAATAAAGCGGAACGAATGTTAGACTTTTTACAGAAATCGCTTCCAAAAAATGACACGCCCGATTATCACGATTCATTGATTAAAAGATTAGATACTTTAAATGTGGCAATGACACAGTCAGGGGAATACAGAACTGCCGCAGAATATAAGATTGAATGCGTAATTGACGGCGAAATAGGCGACAAGATCGGGGAAATAATGGACGGCAAACTTGCAACGTCAACTGTCAATATGTGGATCAAAAGCAAGGCGCGCGAATGGTCACGTTTACGCAATGCGTTTGACAGAATTAATGCTTCTTCAGTACATCAAATAGACGCCATTCGTTCAATTCTTAGTTGGGAAAAAGCAAAAATAAACCTATAATATGAAACAAGAAACCTATCAAGACTTAGAAAACGGAATGCAAAAATTGCTTCCAATGGAACGCCAAATGTTATTGGCTGAAGTTTATCACTATTGTTGGTATTCGCCCGAAGCTTACAATGAATTAAAAGCATTCCTTCAAAAATGGGAAGAAGGTTGCCAAGTAAAAGCAGTATTTTTTAAACCGGAATCAGAAGATTCCACAAACCAAATATAATGTCAGAAGTAAAAAAAGAATCAATTGGTGCTTGGAAGCGTACAACGCCAAAGGGCGAAGTAATCAATTTCACAATTAATGGTCAGCGTTACAATATGTGGGTCAATGCTTATAAAGACAAACCTGCGCAACCTGACTACAAAATTTATGAAGACAATTACGTTGCACCAACAGAACCAAAACCACAATCAAAACAAGAATTTAAACCATTGTCAGAAGACGATTTATTTTAATTATGAATGAAGAACTAAGAAACGAATTAGTGCAATGTTATAAGAATAATTTGCAGAATTTACGAATCCTGCACAGGACATTAGTAAACGCCAAAATTATAACAGAAGATTTTGCAGTTAGTTCAGGAATCACAGACATAAAACCAAACAGATTGGTTGAGTTAGTGCAAGACGTTTTTGAAACCGACATTGTCGCAAAGAATCGTAAACAGTCAACCATATTTGCCCGTAAAGCTGCGGCATATATTTTAAGGAAATACACGCAATTATCTTTAAATGAAATAGCACCTTTAATTGGGGTCGGCGACCATACAACAGTTATTTACAATATTCAAACCGCTTCCGATCTTATGGACACGGAAGATTGGTATAGAGAAAAATTAATGCAAATTGAAGAAGATATTGAAAATTATAATAACTTTGTAAAGAAATAAAAAAAGCGTTATGCAACAACGCAGTTTTAAATACATTGGGTCAAGGGTGTTTCAGGTAGTTGCATTGCCTGTGCGCCTGCGACCCTTTTTTAATTATGGCAATATTTAGGAAAATACACGTCAGTTTTTGGAAGGACGAATTCATTGAAAGTCTGACCCCTGAACAGAAGTTTTTTTATTTGTATTTAATGACAAATGACCGGACAACACAATGCGGAATTTATGAAATTACAATAAAACAAATGTGTTATGACACGGGTTACAATGAAGACACGATCAAAAAGCTAATTGAATTCTTTACGAAATGCGGAAAAATTAAGTATTCTTTGGTAACAAAAGAAATGGCAATGAAAAATTGGGCGAAATACAATGATTCAACTTCGCCAAAGGTTAAAGCCTGTATAACTAAGGAACTTTTGAAGGTAAAAGATACAGTATTGATACAGTATGCATACAGTATGGATACACATACGCAAGAAGAAGAAGAACAAGAAGAAGAAGAAGAAGAAGAACAAGAAAAAGAACAAATTGATTTCAAAATTTTGTTTTTAGATAAGATTGAACCATTTAAAGGTTTATTAGGGGAATCATACCAAGAATTTATTGATTATTGGTGCGAATCGTCAAAAAGTGGTAAATTACGTTATCAATCAGAAAAATTTTTTGAACCGAAGCGTCGCGTTAATACGTGGCTTCAAAACAAAGTAAAGTATGGAAATACAAAAAATACTGACGCAACCGCTGCAAGTCGCAAAAGAATGCAAGACTTACAAAATTGGGTTAATAGCTAACGAAGATTTGCCAATTGTTGAAGCGTTTAAAGGCGACAAATTAAACTTAATTTCGCCGGTTACATTAAGGGAAAACTTAGCTTATATTTTTACTTTAATAGGTTTAACCCGTTTGCCGGACAAAATGGAATTGGAAGTAATTGAAGATTACATTCGTACAACATATCCATATTTTACAGTACAGGAAATGCGAATTGCTTTTAAAATGGCAATTCAGGGACGATTAGAATGCAATACTGATCATTATGAGAAGTTTTCGCCTAAATATATATCCCAAATTTTAAACGCCTATAAAGTGAAAGCAAACGAAATTCGCCGTAATTTACCCCCACCGCCTGAACCGCCTGTTAAGCAATTGACAGACGACGAAATTGTTGAATTTACTAAAAATGATTGGTTGACAGGTAAACGCGAAGACTTTAACCGTGTTTTTAATGCTGACAAAGTATTTGCAATCCTTTTAAAACAAGGGAAATTAAAGTTTACCAAAGAACAAATATTAGAAACGATTAAAGTTGTACGTGAAGATAACTTATACAGGTTAAACCGAATGAATCCAATTGAAGCCAAAGAATTCAGCAAAAGGATAAAAAATGAAGATCATATTGAATCACAATGTAAAAAATTAGCGTTAGTTAAATACTTTGAAAATTTATCAAATTAAATACAGATATTTTGGAACTTTAAAATATTGCTATACAGACAATTTTATTGACTTTTACGCAAATTATCCTGAAGTTGAAACCAAACAAAACAGACTTTTATTTAAAAAAGAATTTTATGAAAAAGTGCAACAGGTGCAAAAAGAACTTGGATTGGGACAAATTCAGGAAGGACAGGCGAAACGCTGACGGATATTATGGTTATTGCAAAGTATGCAGCAAAGAAAAACAAGATCAATATAAAAACAAAATTAAAGAAGGAACTATAAAAGCTTTTTAAATGGACATAACCGCAAACGAATTAACGAAATGGGCGAAAAAAAACCTTGAATTTGTGGGTTATAGATTAAACAGGGTAAACAATATTCCGTTTGGAAAACGCAAAGGGACAATTCAAAAAGGTTGGGCTGACTTACAAGGATACACAGAAAACGGGGTTTATGTGGCGGTTGAAATTAAAAAATTAGGGGACAAACTAAGCGAAGAACAAAAAGAAAGGTTAAAAGATATTTTTCAATGTGGGGGGATTGTTTATATTTGTACAGAAGTGGAAAACAAACCTGCTTTAATTGAATGGTCAAAAATGAAATTTTAGCCGAATTTTGGAACTTAAAAGAAGTTAACGAAGCATTTTCTAAAATGCAGCCGGAAGAATTACAGTACGACCTAAAAGCAGAAGTTTTTTTAGTTCTTTGTGAAATGGACGAACAAAAGTTAATTGGATTGTATGAAAGGAATGAATTAAAATTTTATATTGTGCGTACAATGCTAAATATGATTAAAAGCGACAGAAGTAACTTTTATAAGAATTACCGAAATCATATTGAGTTTGTGCCAACAGAATTAAATAAAGAAATTCAAAGACTGAACACAGAACCGACAGATTTGATTGACAAACTTGAACAAAACTTAGAAGGTTTACATTGGTATAATAAGGAAATATTGAAACTTTATGCAATTGATTTTAAAAAGAACGCAAAAGAATTAAGCCGCAAAACCGGTATTCCTTATATGTCAATCGTACGAACTATAAATAAAACCAAAAAACAAATGAAACAAAACATAAGAAAATGATTTTATCAATTTTAACCGCCGTTTGTGCATCACTATTTATTAACGATATACATAACCTTCCCTATAAATGGAAAGCGAATTTCAAGCCATTTAATTGCGGAAGTTGCTTGGCTGCGTGGCTTGCACCAATACACTATTTCGCACCTGAATTGATCCAAAATATAACGTCAACAATGTTTATTGCAGGATTTGCAGCACCAATTTTATCAAAATTAATTTGGAATTTATGGAAATAAAACAAGAACACAGGGATTGGTTGGAAGCAAATATTGGCAATTATGAAAGTGCAAAGAATGGTTATATTAGAAACCTTGAATTGCCTGAACTGCAAATGTACGAACATATTTACCGTACCTATTTAGACCCAAACTTTTTATTGTCTGTTTGGTGTGGCGCTTGTAAATACGAAATGATAATGCGTTTATACAAATGGTATGAGCAACAACCAAAAACAAATATTGTAGTAATTGAAGAACCAATTGCACAAGCAGAAACAAAAAAACGCGGACGTAAACCCAAAGCAAATGGCTAATTTTATACACCCAACCGCCATAATTGGCGAAAACGTTATTTTAGGCGACAACAATTACATTGGCGCTTATTGTATCATTGGCGACCCCGCAGAACATAAAAAATATTGGGGTCAACCAAAAGGCAAAATTATAATTGGTAACGGCAATATGATAACAGGGTTAGTTACTATTGACGCGGGAACGGAAGACCCGACCATTATTGAAAACAATTGTTTCATAATGAAACACGCGCACATTGGTCACGATTGCAGAATTATGAATGACGTTACGATTAGTTGCGGCGCAAAGATTGGCGGGCATTCTGTAATTGGCGAACGATCTAATATTGGATTGAATGCAGTATTACACCAATTCAGCATAATTAAAAAAGGTTGTATGATTGGTGCAAGCGCTTTTTTCAAAGGCGAATCAGAACAGGAAATGAAATATGCCGGCGTGCCTGCGCGCAAGCTTGGTTCAAATATAAGAAAATGAATATAGCCGTAATTTTACTAACCCTTAACAGAAACGACTTAACTAAACGCGTTATTGATCAAAATTTTAAAAATTCAGGTTATAACGCCGACTGCTTTTTAGTTGACAACGGAAGCGACGAAGTCCCGTATGAAATGTATAATTGGACGAATTGCAATGTATCTTCAAAACAAAGGGGAATTGCAGCCGGTGTAAATGCCGGATTGAGAATGACCAAAGCATACGACGGCGTTTGTATTTTAGCAAACGATATATTGCTTCCTGAAAATTGGCTTTTAAAGTGGGTTAATTATTCAAACTTAATACCAAAGACCGGTATTATTGGCATTCATTGCGTTGAACATTTGCCGCCATTAACTGACGGAGTGCATAAAGTTCACACACCTTTTGGCGACAATTATTTGACAAGGGAATTGATTGATACTATTGGCGGTTACAATGAAGAATACGACCCTTACGGAATGCAAGACCAAGACTTTGCCGAACGCGCAAATATTGCAGGATTTACAAACTATTATATTCCCGACCTACGTTCTGAACATATTGGACACGACGTTGGCAATGGCACAGAATACCGAAGAATGAAGGACGAAAGTTTAGCACGTGCGCAGTCAATTTGGGAAAAATACCAACCTATTTACCATACAGATAAAAAAATTAAATGCGCATTTTAGCAATTACAAGTAAAACAAGCGGCGTCGGTTACCATAGAATCATTATGCCAATAGTCAATATGCAAAAAGATTATTGTTTAATGACTGACACATTAAGCGAAGAAACATTTGAAGGCAATTATGATATTGTTGTTATGAATCGTATGTTAGCAAATATAACGCCCGATCAAATGGACAATTGGCGAACAAAATATGGTTTTAAATTAATAGTTGACAACGACGACTTTTGGCATTTAGACCCTTCGCATTTATTGTACGAACGATATATTTTAAATAACATACCCGAACAAATATTGGCGTGGATTCGTATTGCTGATCTTTGCACAGTAACGCACGAACGATTGGCTGAAGAAGTTAAACCTTACAATTCAAATATTGAAATTGTGCCAAATGCAATTCCATACGGCGAAGAACAATTTAAAGATTTTAAAAAAGATTCAGACCTTATTCGTTTATTTTGGTCAGGTTCAGGAACGCACGGTAGGGATATGGAAATTTTGCGCAATCCATTAAAGCGTATTAATTTTCCTGTGCGAACTGTAATTGCAGGTTATAACGAAGGCGAAAAACCAATTTGGGATAGTATGATTGCCGCATTCACTAACGGCTTAAAATTAAACCCAACGATTTACAATTACAACGAAGTGACTTCATATATGGCGGCATATGCGGATTCAGATATTTCATTAATTCCTTTGGTCGATTCCAAATTTAATTCAATGAAGTCAAATTTAAAGGTATTAGAAACCGCCGCAAAGAAGAATCCCGCAATAGTTAGCAACGTACACCCGTACAGGGGTTTTTATCCTGCCTGTCACGTAAACAGTCAAAAAGATTGGTATTATTGGATAAAACTTTTAGTAAATGATCCTGACGCCCGCAAACATTATGGCAATGCGTTGTTTGAATACTGCAATAAGAATTTCAATTTACACGAAGTAAACAAACACCGATTCGCTATTTATAGTAAACTAATAGGAAATGCCGGTAATTAAATGTTCAAACGGGAAATATAGAATTGGGTCAGGCGCTTGCATATACGATACTGAAGAAACTGCGCAACGCGCTTGGGCAGCAATTAGGGTTTCAATGGTAAATTCATATAACGATTACCCAAAAGCGGCAATATTAAACGCACAAAAGGCATTAAATATTAGAAACGAATATAAATTAAGCTGCGGAACGCCTGTTGGTTGGGCGCGCGCGAATCAATTAGCAAGCGCGGAAAATATAACCCGTGACACAATTTCAAGAATGGCGTCTTTTGAAAGGCACAGACAGAATTCTAAGGGTGACCCGAAAAAGGATTGCGGCGCTTTAATGTGGTTAGCTTGGGGTGGCGACGAAGGGATTGAATGGGCGCAAAAGAAGCTTAAACAAATTGATGAAGAAGCACGTTAAAATTTACCTTGATTACTTCGGCTACGGAATAGAAGATTTTATTGCGTGCGAAGTATGCGGGCAAAAAGCGGTTGACATACACCATATTGACGCAAGGGGAATGGGGGGAACGAAGAACGAAGATACAATTGACAATTTACAGGCATTATGCCGACAATGTCACGTTGTTATGGGCGACACAAAAACACATTATCAATATTTAAAGGACATTCATAACAAAGTATTAAATGGCAAAAGTTAAGTCAGACAGTCGCAAAGTATCATTCGGAAAAAGAAAATGCGGACACGCAAAGAAATCTTATAACAAACACAATCCACGACCAAAAGCATACAGGGGTCAGGGAAGGTAAACTGTGTTTAAACTGTGTAAACTATGGCAAAAAATACTTCAGGTTTAAAACCATTTAAGGCGGGCGAAGATACAAGGCGTAACTTGGAAGGACGCCCAAGAAAATACGTTAGTCTGTTAAAAGAACAGGGTTACAAATTAGCCGAAATAAACGATTCAATTCAGGCGCTTATGTCAATGACACCAAAAGAATTGGAAGCCGTGACAAAGAACCCTGACGCGACAGTTCTTGAAATGACAGTTGCAAAGGCAATTATTAAGTCAATGAATAACGGAAGTCTTTATTCAATGGACACTTTACTTTCACGCGTTTATGGTAAACCAAAAGAACAGGTTGACGTTCAACAGGACACGAAGATTGAAGTTGTATTTGTTGACGGCAAAACAATTTTGTAATATAAACGGCGTATCTTTACATTATGCGCATTGAGTTACCAACCCCACATATTAATCAACAAAAGATATTGCAAGCGGATAGGCGCTTTATTGTCGTTATGTGCGGACGTCGTTTTGGTAAGTCTGAATTGTCGCAAATATTAATTATTAAAGAAGCTTTAAAAGGCGGTTCTGTTGCATATGTAACGCCGACATACGGATTGGCGCAAGTATTCTTTGAACGATTGGCGAAAGTGCTTCCATTTAAAAAGAATATTTCAAAGCTTAAAATATATTGTCCCAACGAAGGATCAATTGAATTCTTCACAGGGGAACGATTAGACAATTTACGTGGTCGCAAATTCCATTTGGTTATTATAGACGAAGCTGCGTTTATTTCAGATTTAGAAGACGGTTGGAATAATAGCATTCGCCCAACGCTGACCGATTACGAAGGACGTGCGGTTTTCCTTTCAACGCCACGCGGGAAGAATTTCTTTTATTCCCTATTTATGAAAATGGGCGAAAACGATTGGCAAAGTTTTAAATTTAGCACATACGATAACCCGCATATAAACCCGCGCGAAATTGACGAAGCACGAATACAATTGCCGGAAGTTGTATTTAATCAGGAGTATTTAGCAGACCCCGCAGAAAATAGCGCCAACCCTTTTGGGAACGCATTTATCAAACGCTGCATAAAACCTATTTCAGCGCAGCCAATTGTTTGTTACGGGATTGACCTTGCGAAGTCTGTTGACTTTACTGTTATAGTCGGTTTGGATAATAACGGAAATGTGGCTTATTTTGACCGCTTCCAATTGGATTGGCACAATACCAAAGAAACAATCAAAAGATTGCCGCCTGCGCCTATAATCGTGGATTCAACGGGTGTTGGCGACCCTATATTAGAAGACTTGCTTCGTGAAGGGGTAAATATAGAAGGTTTGAAGTTTACAAGTCAGTCAAAGCAGCAACTTATGGAAGGTTTGGCTTCAGCCATTCAACAGGCACGAATTGGATTCCCTGAAGGGGTTATTGTGGACGAATTAGACGTGTTTGAATATCAGTTCACGGCAAATGGCGTTAGGTATTCAGCGCCGTCAGGATTCCACGACGACTGCGTTATGGCATTGGCTTTGGCTTGGCAGAATCACGCAATTAAACGCGGGAATGGTCGTTATGCCTTTGCTTAACCATTTATCCTTAATATTTACCATTCATCACAATTTTTAAAAAAGATTTGTTTTGTATTGTGTACAATATGTATATTTGTGTTAACAATAAAAACTTATAACAATGGCAAACAAATTAAAAACACCACAGGAAAAACATTTAGAACTATTAGCTGAACGTCAAAAGCAATACGCCAAAGATTCTTTGGGTATGGGTTGGTTCTTCGCTATTATTACAATAGCTTTATTTTTAACCGCTTTAATTGAAAACTTATAATTATGAATCACGCAAGTTTATTTAGCGGGATTGGCGGTTTTGACCTTGCCGCAGAATGGGCAGGTTGGAATAACGTATTTCATTGCGAATGGAATTCATTCGGGCAAAAAGTATTAAAATATCATTTTCCTAATTCAATTTCTTATAATGACATTACTAAAACAGACTTTACTATTCACAAAGGATCAATTGACATTCTCACAGGGGGATTCCCTTGCCAACCATACTCAACCGCAGGACTTAGAAAGGGCAAAGCCGACGAAAGACATTTATTTCCTGAAATGCTTAGAGCAATTAAAGAAATCAGACCACGTTGGGTTATTGGCGAAAATGTTCGTGGACTTGTTAGTTGGAACGGGGGATTGGTATTCGACGAAGTGTGCGCTGACTTGGAAGGCGAAGGTTATGAAGTACAACCGTTTCTTATTCCTGCTGCAAGTGTCAACGCACCGCACCAAAGACAAAGAATTTGGTTTGTTGCCTACACCCAACGCGCAGGATTGGAATACGGGGACAAAGCCACAAACATATCAAAACAGAAAGAACAAACATTTAAGCAAAGGCGTGAATTTACAAATGAGTTTACGACAAATGGCAGCAAATTTAACGCCGGAAAATACAGTAACATACAAGCTGAACAATTACTTTGCAGAAACATTAATGGGATTTCCGGAACGTTGGACGGAATTACCTTTTCAAAATGGCGAAAAGAATCAATCAAAGCATACGGAAACGCAATAGTTCCGCAAGTTGCTTTTGAAATATTTAAAACAATCAATATATTTGAAGAACAATTAAAAAACTTATAACTATGCCTTATTCAACTTGCTGCGGTGCGCATACCAATTTTCCCGAAATTGATCTTTGCCCTGATTGCTTAGAACATTGTGATTGGGAAGACGAAGAAGAATTGGAAGACGACCAAGAAACAGACAATAAAATTGAACAGGATAAAATAAACCGATTGTAAACTTACGCCGCCTGAAGAATTTTTAATATTAAAAAAAACAAAGATAGTAATTTGGTGAACTTTGGGCGGCTTTTTAAAACTAATTTTATGGCTAATTATTACGAACTTAAACAGACGACTTTAATGGAATTGGAAATTGAAGGTTTGATTGAAAAAATTAAACAACTTGAAATAAGCTTAGGAATTAAAGAATTGGAAATAAAACAATTAAAAATGCGTATATTAGCAATATCAGATATTAACCAATAACATTGTCCCCGTCCAAATTCAACAATCAATTTTAAACAGGGGTGTTTAGGTTATGTCACGGGCGGGGATATTTTAAAAGCTTATAACAATGATAACAAATTTTGAATTCCTGACAAGGGAAATGACCGACGAAGAAAAAAAATTAGTTCCGATCCTAATAAAAGGATTCAACACTAAGACAAAAGATAACCCAATTAAAGCGCCTGAAATAGTACAGGTAATCAATAACAAGCGCGAAAGCTTAGGTTTAAAGTCTAATTTTTCAGAAGTTAGATTGCGTAAAATTGTTAACTTTATACGTGCAGAAGGGATTTTGCCGCTAATAGCTACGTCAAACGGTTACTATTGCAGCAAAGACAAAGAAGAAATTAAAAGTCAGATTGAAAGTTTAACGCAACGCGCAGACGCAATAATGTCAAGTGCTAACGGATTAAATAAATTTTTATGATAACTGTTTTAATATCAATAATAGGTTGGGAATTGGCAAAATGGCTATTTTATAAAATTGTAAATAAATAATATATGAAGGAACTGAACGAACTTCGCGAATGGGTTTGGTCACAATGTTTGACAGGTCAACCTTTTTCCTGTGCAGACGTTATAAATAAGATTGATCAAATGTTAGAATCTGACACAGATATTGAAGAACTTTTATTAACTTCGTTTTATGAAATGGAATAATTTAACCCTTTGGCAATATCAACAAATAATGCCTATAATTACCAACCCTGAAAAAGATTGGACAGAATTAGACAAAGAAGTTAAGCTATTATGTATCGTCACAGGGTTAACAGAATATCAGATTGACAGTTTAGGAATTGAAGATTTAAAAGAACTTCGCAAAGAATTAGCTTTTTTAGACGAACCAATTGAAGGGAAGCCGGTTGACTTTATTGTTATCAATGGCAGGCGTTACCGAATGAATTATGATATTAAAAATATGCCTGCGGCGCGTTACATTGAAAGCAAGGTTTTCAGCAAAGATACATTGGCAAACCTGCACAAAATAGCTGCGTCAATGGTTATCCCGCAGAAAAAAAATTGGTACGGCAAATGGATTGACGATAAGTACGACGCAAGTAAACACGAAGAATACGCGTCGGATATGCAGGAAGCGAATTTTATACACGTTTATCATTCGTTGGTTTTTTTTTATCAAGTTTACAGAAATTGGATAGAAGTTACGCGGGATTATATGAAAGCGGAAATGACGACGTCGGGAATGACGAGCCAACAAGCGGATTCGGTTCTGTCGCTTTTATGCGAATCTACGGGTGGCATTATACCGCCAAACTTGTTGCCGAACACGAAAATATCAGAACTTCAGAAGCTTTTGAAATGAAGACAATTGAATTCTTGAACACAATGGCGTATATGAAGTCAAAAAATTCATACGATCGTGAAGAAGCAAAACGATTAAGGCAGTAGTTGGTTTTTTATTGTTATAAGCAAAAGGAAGAAGACCCCGTTTTTTAGCGGGGTTTTTCTATTGGCGGTATTTAGATTTATTTTAGCTATTTATTATTATGACTGAAGGGCAAAGACAGGCGCAATTACTAAGGGACGGATTTTTAGAACGTATTGGCGAACAATACGATTTAATTGACCCGACTGAATTCCCTATTGCCGAACAAATGCTTATTTTCTACGGGAAACAGTTCAACGACGAAGTACAAAAGAATTTAGCAAAAAGCGGTTCAATTGCAACGGGTAAAATTGGGGATTTAGTTGTACCAAAGATCAACAAATTCGGGAATGATTATGAAATGTGGCTGGGTTATGACAAAGACAACCCCGCTTCGGTTTATTATAAGTACGTGAATAAAGGAGTTCGTGGGGTTGGCGGTACAAATGCGCGCCCGAAACGTGTTGCTTCTGACACACCATTTGAATACAAAACGCCATATCCAAATAAGAAAATGGCAACTTCTATTTTGCAATGGTACAGATTAGGCAAAGCAAAGTCAACTTCAGAAACGCAGACAAAAAAACTAAGCAAGACGCAACGTAAAAATAAAAAGCTTAAACAAGTTGTAAATAAAGCGGATTCTTTAAAGTCTTTGGCGTATGCTACGGCTGCGGCAATTAAAAGGGACGGTTTACGTACGACTTCATATTTTGATAATGCAGTTAAGGCGGTATTTAATAAAGAATTTTTCGCTGCAATGGCAACGGCTTTCGGTGGCGACGTTCAACTTCAAATTAGACAAATAGGAAATAAAATAGAAAATGGCAATAACAGTAAATAGTGTACCGGCAACATATCCAAGTATGCACGAAGACCTTTGGTTTGTGGCTTCTTCGACAAATGTCGGGGTAACAAATTTTAAATTCGTTTACGACGTTTATATTAACGGCGCACAGGTAAGCAGAAACAAAGTATTCCCTGCGCCAAGTGCTGAAGGTAGTTATGGCGTATTTAACGCGTCCCCAATGGTGCGCGCATACGTTACAAACTATTTTGAACCTTCCGGTACGACGGTTTTAATGGCTTCTAACGACAAAATAAAAGTCGATTATCAAGTTCGTATTGGCGAAGAAGTAAGCGGAACGGTTACGCCTAATTTGGCTTCAGGTTCTTATTCGGCTTATAACTATTACGCGCCATTATTTGGGGATATATTCACAGAAAACGGCGAAGTACCTTTGGTATTGTCAAATTACTATGATAATTTATTAATTGAGAATTACACGGACGATTGGTTAACAGATCGTGACAATTCGGATATTACGATTGAATACGGCGACCAATTCTTTATTACATTTTTAAAGATTACGGGCGGCGCTTATAAACTTTGGGTTCAACCAACAAACGAAGACGGAACTTTTGGAACTGCGGTTAGTGGCGCGTTGACAATGTCAGGTCAATTTAATTTATTTAATTTTCAGGCGGCTGCAATTAATGCGTGGGCGGGTTCTGAAATAATCACACAAAATACATACGGTTACAATGTTTATATTACGCTTGGCGCAGCAACAACAAGGGTTTTACGATTCAGGCACGTATGTAACCCCAAGTACAGACAGTATAACCTTCACTTTCTCAACAGACTTGGTGGGTACGATTCAATGGCATTCAGATTGGTCAATAAGCGAAGAAGTGAATTTCAACGTTCTTCATATAGACGCAATCCTTATCAATTATCAAATGGTCAAATGACCAATATTGACGCATACAATAAATACAATGAAACGACGTATAACTTCGCTATTCAACACACCGATTTTTATATGTTAACTTCAGATTGGGTTAATGACCAAGATTACGCTTGGTTGGCGCAATTAGTAGCGTCGCCAATTGTTTATATGGAAGTTCAAGGTGCGTTTTTCCCTGTGACGATTAGAAATACAAACTACCAATATAAATACAAGGTTTCAGATAGATTATTCAATTTTGATTTAGAAGTTGAAGTTGGTAAATATTTAAACAGTCAGTACAGATAATGATTAGAACCGAAATATACATTGAAGATCAATTAATTGATTTATTGAAGGATATTGGAACGGATTTCACGTACACAATTGACGACGTGCGTGACTTCGGCGCTAAAAATACGTCCTTCAGTCGTACAATATCAATTCCCGCGACTGCCCGAAATAACAAAATTTTGGGTTTTGCTTTTGAATTAGGAATGGCGCACGAACACAATATGGATTTGCCGAACGTAAATACAAACTTTACACCGTCACAGGCGGCGAAGTGCGAAGTATATATTGATAAAATACAGATATTTAAGGGCGTTATTAGAATACTTGAAATTATTACTAATAATGGTTCAACTGAATATCAATGCGCCGTATTTGGGGAATTAGGCGGTTTTATTACGGAGTTAGGAAATAAGCGTTTGGAAGATTTAGATTTTAGCGAATATAATCATACTTGGAACGTAACAACAATTCAAAATAGTTGGGATTCAATAAATGGTTCGGGTTATTATTATCCATTGGTTGACTATGGCGACGTTTCAACAAGTAAGGACGATTTTCACGTTAGTACATTCCGACCGGCTTTATATGTAAAAGAATATATTGAAAAAATATTTGAAGGAACTTCTTATTCTTTGAATTGCGACTTTTTCAATACAGACTTTTTTAAAAAGCTTATAATTCCAAACAATAGTCAGGGAATTCAAGGTACAAACGACCGATTTATTCTTGCAACTATTGCAGCAACTAAAACAATTTTAAACAGTAACACACCAACGGCAAGGAATATAAATGTACCTTTTGATTCTACAACTTTACTTAATTTTACGGAAAATGGAAGTAAGAGCATATTTACTTATACTGACGGTACAAAGACTGTTCGCGCGTTGGCTTCCATAACGGGAGTTTATCAAACTGATGCCGCTTCTTCAATTACTGCGACTTTATTTGTTGCAGGCGTTGCAGTTCAAACATTGTCGCAAAATACATTTTCAGCAAATAACCCTTATACATTCAATTTTGATTGGACAGGGAATATTTCAAATACAAATACAGTTTATATTAATATAAGCGTTCCGACAAGTGCCAATACTTATATTGTGATCGTGTCAAGTGCTAACTTTACTTTTACGCAATTAGCTGCGCAATTGGCTTCTGTTGCTTATAATGGTACTGTTTCAATGAATAACAATTTGCCAAAAGGTATTTTCCAAAAAGACTTCTTTTTGTCAGTTTGTAAAATGTTTAATTTATACGTTTATCAGGATAATATAAACGATAAACAAATTAATATTGCGCCTTTTATTGATTTCTATTCTGACGCCGTTACAAATTCGTTGGATTGGTCGCAGAAATTAGATATGGATTCAACAATGTCAATTAAGCCAATGTCACAGTTGAACGCCCGTTATTATGCGTATAAATACACGCCCGATTCAGATTATTACAATGACAACTATTTGAAAAAATACGGGCAATCATACGCGGATTTTATTTATGATTCTGAATTTGACTTTGTAAAAGAAACGGCAACAACGCAAATTATTTTTGCACCGTCAGTTTTAGTTTTGCATTCAGGTCAGGATAAATACCATACAAGTATTTACAAGTTATCAAACAATAACACGCAGGAAGATCCAATGGACTCTGTAATTCGTGTCTTAATGGCAAAGAAAATTACAGGTATTAGTTCTTGGAAAATACAGCAAGACGGCGGCGGTACATTGGCAACGATTACTTCGTATGGTTATGCCGGACACTTAGACGATCCTGCAAACCCAACAATTGATTTAAATTTTGGCGCACCAAAGGAATTGCAATTTCCTGCGTCAACTTACCCAACAAATAACTTATTTAATACATATCATAAACCGTACATTTTAGAAATTACTGATATGGAAAGTAAATTGTTGACCTGTCGCGTTTATTTGAATGCGCTTGACATTTACAACTTAGATTTCAGTAAATACATTTGGATAAATGGGGTATTATTTAGATTGAACAAAATTGAATCTTACGACCCAACGGATTTTAGAACAACACAGGTTAATTTATTAAAAGTAATAAACACGAATTAATGGCAGAAGAAGTAATTGGTATAAAAATAACCACAGACGCCGCGCAGGCAACCAAAGACGTTCAGAATTTAGATAAAGCTTTTACCGATACTGACAATTCGGTTAAGAGTTTAAGAACACAATTAAGGGAAGCACAGGCGCAAGTTGGTTTAATGGCTGACAAGTTTGGTGCGACTTCAAAGGAAGCAATTGAAGCGGCAAAACGTGCGGCTGATTTAAAAGATCGTATCGGGGACGCAAAAGCATTGACGGACGCATTTAACCCTGACGCAAAGTTCAAGGCGGTTGCTTCTTCTTTGGCAGGTGTTGCAGGTGGATTTAGTGCGCTTCAGGGTGCAATGGCTTTATTTGGCAAAGAAAATAAAGACGTTGAAGCTGCATTATTGAAAGTAAATGCTGCAATGGCATTATCACAGGGTTTGCAGGCAGTCGGCGAAAGCGTGGATTCATTTAGACAATTAGGCGCGGTAATTAAAAGTACAACCGCATTTCAGGAATTAAATAACGCAGCAACAAAAACGGCGGCTGCGGTTCAACGTTCTTTTGGTATATCTGTTGAAACAACTTCGACAGGATTCAAGGTTTTAAAAGGTGCTATTGTTGCAACGGGAATCGGTGCATTGGTTGTTTTATTAGGCGAAGTAATAAACAATTTTGACGCAATTTCAAATTGGATAAAAAATAGTCCTTTGGGAAGTTTGGCGAAAGGCGTTGGAAATTTAGTTGAACAATTTACAGATTTTATTGGTGTAACAAGTGAAGCGGAACGCAATTTGAACAAATTGTCTGTTGCGAATAAAAGAGCAAATGAAGATATTGAAAGTCGTATAAAAGTATTAAAAGCGCAAGGCGGTTCAGAAAAAGAAATTTACGATTTAAGCCAACAAAGAGTTAATAATGAATTAAATACTTTACGCGAAAGCTTAAAAACAAAAGGTAAATTAACAGAAGAAGAAGCAAAACAATTCAGGGATTTAAAAACTGAACAATTAGTTTTAACTGCTGACTTTAATAAAAAAACCGCAGACGCTAACGCAAAAGCGGCTGAAGAAGCTAAAAAGAAACGTGACGAAGCTAATAAACAAGCCATTGAAGATAAAAAGACGGCTGACAAAATGCTTTTGGATTTACAGAACGAAAAGGCATTGGCTGAAATTGCTTCAGAAGACGACAAGGCAAAGAAGCAAGCGGAAATAAATAAAAATGCACGTATTGCTGAAATTGACGCTTTAAAAGTTGACATAAAAACAAAGAACGAATTAAAGAAGGCAACGGAAGAAGCATTTCAGTTAGAAGTAAAAGCAATTGATGACAAAATAAAAGCTGACCGCGCTGAAAAAGATAAAAAGTTTGAAGAAGAATTGCAGCAAACTTTGTCAGAAGCACGTATTGCTAAATTTAAAGAAGGCAAAGAAAAAGAAATTGCTGCATTGGACGAAGCGTTAATTGCTGAAACTAAAAAGGTTCTTGAAAACGCAGATTATACAGAAGTTCAGAAAAAAGAAATGGTTGCCGTTTTAAAAGAAAAACACGGCGCTGAACTTGCGGCAATAGACGCTAAATATCAAAAAGAAGCTGACGACAAAGAAAAAGAACGTTTGGATTCAATCATTAATAGTGAAACGTTATCTTTTGCAGCAAGAAAACAAGGTGTTGACGACGCTTTGGCTTTAAACAAAAAGCTTTATGATCAGGGTAAAATTGACGCGACTGAATATACCAAAACAGAAAAACAATTAAGCGACGCAAGGGTTGAAATTAGCAAAAAAGAAGCTGCGGCACGTGCTGAAAATGCAGGTAAAATTAGCGCTACATTAAAAAACGTTGCCAAAGCTATTGGCGAACAAACAGTTGCAGGTAAAGCGGCGGCAATTGCAGCAACGACTATTGATACTTATATGTCAGCGACAAGCGCATTTGCTTCTTTGGCTAAGATTCCAATTGTCGGTGTGCCTTTGGGTATTGCTGCGGCTGCGGCGGCTATTGCGGCGGGTTTAAAAAATGTTAAGTCAATCTTAGCAGTTAAAACGCCTGAAGTATCTTCGGGAACTTCTGAACCCGGTTTTGTAAGCATTCCTTCGCCCGGCGCACCGTCAACAGGTGGCGGCGGTGGCGCAATGCCGGATTTAGGCGGGGGAACGCCGGATTTAGGCGGTGGCGGCGGTGTAGGTGCAGGCGGTGGCGGTCAAACGCCAACAATTCGCGCATACGTTGTTGAACGTGACATTTCAGACGCACAAAGCCGTGACGCTGAAATTCAAAACCGCGCACGATTTGAATAAACGATAAATATTAAAAATTAAACTATTTATGGGTATGAATACAGATTTACCAATATATATGTTGGACATAACAGAAGACATTGAAGACGATTCGCAAGTTGACTTCATTGCCTTAGTTGACCGTCCGGCAATCCAAAAGAATTGGAACGCATTTAATAAAACACAGAAATTTGAAATCGTTAATGAAGACCGTCGCATTATTAGTGGTGCTATTATGTTGGCTGACACTCCTATTTTTCGCAGCGATAGTACATACGGCGATTATTACGTTGCTTTTAGCGCGGACACTATTCTTAAAATTGTACAGAAGTTTTTTAAGAAGGGTTTTCAAAGTAACGTCAATTTAATGCACGATTCAAACGCACAATTTGAAGGCGTTACATTATTTGAAAGCTTTATTTCAGACCCTTCGCGTGGCATTATGCCAATGAAAGGATTTGAAGACGCACCGGTTGGAAGTTGGTTCGGGTCAATGATTGTTGACAACGAAGAAGCGTGGCAAAAGGTTAAAAATGGCGAAATTGCCGGGTTCAGCGTCGAAGGATTATTTAACTACAAACCACGTGAAGTAAATAAAGTTGCTTCAATGGTTGAGGAAATCCAAAAAATATTGTCACAGGTTAAGTGATAAACATTTTATTTTTTAACTATATAATAAAAAAAGTATGAACGCACAGGAAGCGATTTTAAAAATTAAGGCATTGTTTGAAGACAATGTTGCGCCTGTTGAAGTTGAAGCTGAAGTTGCACCAATGGTTGAAGAAACAAAGGTGGAAATGGCAGAATATTCTTTAATGGACGGTACTAAAGTTGAAATTTCAGCTTTAGAAATTGGCGGTTCAGTTACATTGGCAGACGGTTCAGTTGCACCAATGGGCGAACACGAATTAATGGACGGAACAGAAATTACTTTGGACGAAAACGGTATTATTATCGCGATTGAAACTAAAGTTGAAGAAGTTTTACCTGAAGTTGACACAGAAGTTGAAGCTTCAAAAGAAGAAGACAAAAAGTTAGCTGAAATGGCAGAACAATTTGAAGCAAAATTTGCTGAATTGGTTGAAGCTAAAGAAGCGGCTGAACAAAAAGTTTTGGATTTAGAAAATAAAGTTAAAGAAGGATTTGCACAGGTAGCCGACTTAATTATGGCGCTTTCAAATGTTCCAACCGCAGACCCAATTCAAAAGCCAAACGGATTTTCTGAATTTGTATCTAACAAAGATATTAAAGAAGAAAGATTGAGCAAATATAGACAAGCATTATTAAACAATTAAAATTAGATAACAATGGGATTTAATGTATCAGCATTAGCAAACTACACAGAACAAAACGCAGCCTTATTGGTAACGTCTTCTGTATTAGGTGCAAAAACTGCAACTTTAATTAAAAGTGCAGGTAACGTTATGGTTGGCGTAAAGTCTTCTGAAACGATTAACATTATGGACACAGACGCAATATTTCAAAGCGGCGGAAGCTGCGGATTTACTGCTTCAGGTTCAACAACTTTCACACAAAGAACTGTGACTGTTGGAAAAATTAAAGTAAACGAAGCTTTATGTCCTAAAGATTTAGAAGCGAAGTATTTACAAAAAGCATTGCCAACAGGTTCAATGTATGATTCAGTACCTTTTGAGCAAGAGTTCGCAGACAAAAAAGCGAAAACAATTGCTGCACAATTGGAAACTTCATTATGGCAAGGTGACACAGATTCAGTAAACGTTAACTTAAATAAGTTTGACGGTTTAGTGAAATTGATTGGCGCTGCTTCAGGTGTTGTTGCTGCTAACGCTTCAACTTTCATTTCAGGCGCACCATTAAGTTCAATTACTGCTGCTAACGTAATCAGTATTTTTGACGGTGTATATCAAGCAATTCCTGCTAAAGTTGTTGCTGCTGACGATATGACAATTTTCTGTGGTCAGGATTTGTTCAGAACTTACACAATCGCTTTAAAAAATAGCGGTTCATTCAATTACCAAATTGATGTAAAAGCGGATAGCGAATTTGTATTACCGGGTACAACTATTAAAGTTGTTGCAGTTGCAGGTTTAAACGGTACAAACAAAGTTTACGCTACACGTTTAAGCAACTTGTTTATTGGTACAGACTTATTGAACGAAGAAGAAAAGTTTGAAATTTTCTACGCTAAAGAAGCTGACCAAGTACGTTTCGTTTCTGAATTCAAAATGGGTGTGAATTTCGCATTCCCTGACGAAATGGTTAAGTTCGTATTGGCATAATATTCGGGGGGTGAAATATCCCCCCTTTTTTTAAAAAATTAAATTATTCAAAATGGCGTGTGCATTAACACAGGGATATACTTTAGATTGTCGCGATAGTTTAGGCGGAATCGTTGAAGTTTACTTTACTGAAGCTGCTAACGTTACTACAACAACTGAAGCAAGTGGTGTAATTACTGCTTTGACTAAAGCTGCGGGAAAACGTTTTTGGAAATATGCTTTGGTAAAAGATACTTCAATGTTCAATCAAACAATGAATGCGTCCGTTGCAAACGGAACTGTATTCTATGCGCAAGAACTTCAGATTATCCTTAACAAATTACAGACCAATACAAGAAACGAATTATTGTTATTGGCTCAAAATTCTTTAGTTGCGGTTGCAAAAGATAGCAACGGAATTTATTGGTATTTAGGAAAAACACGTGGTATTGATATGACTGCAAATGCAGCTTCAACCGGTACTGCGCAAGGTGACAGAAGTGGTTTCACTTTAACTTTCACAGGTTCAGAACCTGCTTTAGCGCCAAGTGTAACTTCAGTTGTTGCTTTAGCTTTAGAAACACCGGGTTCTTAACAACTTTGTTTTTCATAGGTTTATAGGTTTGCCGCCGTTCGTTAATTCGTTCGGCGGTTTTTTTATGTAAAAAAGTAAAGCCAAAACTTTACATTTATTCGTACGATAATGTGTTATAAAACGCACAAATTGGTACTATTTGTCCCCTATATGCAACAAATTGCATTTCCTGCTATATATACGTATATGATTAGGTTAACAAAGGGTGCAACCCAAAGCATAATTTTAACACTAACTGAAAAACAGTTATTAACGAACCCAAATTACTTGTTTGTTTTCACGAATAGAAGTGCAAACACGGAAATTAAGTTTGTTTTGTTAAATGCTGCGGATATTAGCCAATACAAAGACCGTTACAATGAATTTAGCATTGTGACGAATACCAACTTTGGAACTGCGTTAAATGGTCAATATGATTATCAAATTTACGAGCAAACAAGTACAAGCAACACCAACCCGACCGGCTTAAATATGGTTGAATCAGGGATAATGGAATTGGTTGGAACGCCTTTTGAATTTACGGAATACCAAACAACAGACACTTATAAAATAAGACAATAATGGATTTACGAGTATTAACATTTGCAGAAGCACGTCAGCCTGAATTCAAGGAAAAGAAGGGTGAAGGTTATATTCAGTACGGCGACCGCAATGATTACCCTAATTATTTGGTTGACCTATTTAATAAGTCGGCTAAACATAACGCCATTGTCAAAAGCAAGGTGCATTATATTTCCGCAAACGGTTGGAAGGGTAGCGAAGAAGCTGAAACTTTTATTGAAAAGGTTAACAGAATGGAATCTTTGGACGAACTAACAAGGAAGGTCAGTTTGGACACAGAATTATTTGGCGGGTATTATTTAGAAATTATTTGGTCAGTTACAAAACAATTGGCTGAAATTTGGCATTTGGATTATACAAAAGTTCGTACAAATAAAGATAATACGCAATTTTGGTACAAAGATAATTGGGGTGACAGAAACGAAAAACAAACTGTTTACGCTGCGTTTAACCCTGCAAACCCTGTTGGTAAACAAATACTTTATGTAAAGGAATATCGCCCAAATATGGGTATTTATAGTTTACCGGGTTACTTTGGCGCTTTAAATTATATTGAATCAGACATTGAAATATCTAAACACGTATTAGGTAACGCACAGACAGGATTTAGCGCAAGTAAATTAATTACTTTGCCAAATGGCGAACCTTCAGACGAAGAAAAGCGCAATATTGAAAAGCGTTTTACAAATAGATTTAGCGGTTCAGACGGTAAAAAATTCATTTTGGCATTCGTTAACGATAGCGCACGAAAACCAATTATTGACGATTTAGGTGCTTCAGATATTACAAAAGAAGACTTTAACCGTGTGGATTCATTAATTCAAACGAATATATTTTGCGGTCACCAAATTACAACGCCTTCAATCTTTGGTATTGCTGAAGCGGGTAAATTAGGTTCACGTTCTGAAATGCGCGACGGTTACGAAATATTTAAAAATACTTACGTTAACAGTAAGCAAATGCACCTTGAAGGGGTGTTTAATATGTTAGCTAAATTTAGAGGAATTGAAAACCCTGAATTAAGCATTATCCCAACTGAACCAATTGGTTTTGAATTTACAGAAAATTTATTGAAGGATATTGCACCTAAAGAATGGTTACTTGAAAAGGCGGGTATTGATATGACTAAATACCAACCTGTTGAAGATACAGTTCCGGTTGTGCAGTCAGCGCAATTTGCAGACGATTTCAGCGCCTTTTATGAATTTGGCGAAGCAAAGGACGGATTCAATGTTTGGAAGCAAAAAACACGCTTTAACGACGATTCTGAATACCAAATGTTTGCAGAAGTTAGCCAATTACAGGCAAACGTATTGGATTTAATGGCAAAGGACAAAAGAATAACGCCTGAAGTATTGGCTGAAACACTTGAACAAAATGTTGACACAATCAATCAGGTAATTAAAACATTGGTTGAAAATGGTTACGTTCAGGTTAATGAATATGCAATTGGCGAAGGTATTGACGAAAACGTAATTATTGAACATACGCTTACGCAGCCATTGAACGAAATATTAGTTAAGGTTCAACCGACAACAAAGGAATTATTAATTCGTTATTCTTACGAATGGAAACAAGGGTTTAATAATACAGATAAAAAGACAAGTCGCCCGTTCTGTGTTGCTTTATTGGACGCGGGTAAAATGTATTCACGTTCTGAAATTGAGCAAATAAGCGCACGTTTAGGATATTCCGTTTGGGATAGGGCAGGGGGTTGGTACACAGTACCGGGAACAGATAAACACGAACCAAGTTGTCGCCACCAATGGGTTTCAAATATAGTAACACGAAAATAAAATGAGCAAAAACACATTATTTATATCAGTACAATCAATAAAGGACAGAACCGGATTACACGCAAACGTGGACGAAAAATTGGTTTTACCTGAAATTAAGACGGCGCAAGATATGTATATTTTACCGGCTTTAGGTTCAGCGCTTTATGCAGAATTACAAAACGCGGTTGAAGCGAATTCTTTTACGAATTTGCAGACGACTTTATTGGACGATTACATTGTGGATTGTTTAATTTATTTTGTAATGGCTGAATTGCCGCAAGGTTTATCATATCAGTTTTACAATAAGGGCTTAATTAGAAAAACAGGCGAAAATCAGGAATCCCCTTCAATGCAGGATATGATTGACATTGCCAACAGGTATCAAGCACGTGCGGAATTCTACAAACAAAGATTAATTAAATACCTAAAGCAAAACAACGCTTTATACCCTAATTATTTAAACTTTGGTTCAGGCATTGATTCAATTAAACCTGACAACGAAGGTTACACGGTTTCAATGTGGTTGGGTGACAATGGTTGTTGCGGTGACGGTTGGGACGGACAAAGTAAAAAGACCTTTGAAGAACGTTATCAGGGTAATATCGGTTGTTGCTAAAATATGAGTAAACAAGTAAACATTAAAAACCAAAATAAGCTTAAAGTTTATTTGGCAAAAGAAAAAAAGAATGACATTAAACCAAATAGTCAAAGAACTGACAACGATAGGAAACGCCCACGAACAAATTAATTTTGTTTATTTCGGTGACGTTTGGGAACGTTTAAGTAACGGCGAAGTAACTTATCCTGCAATGTTTATGACTTTAACCGGTGCGAATGTTGCTGCAAAGGAAATTAGTTATTCGTTCAGTCTTTATTTTATGGACAGAATGTTAATGGAAGAAACAAACGAAACTGAAGTTTTATCAGATATGACACAGGTTGCCGGTGACGTTGTTGCACAATTACGTTACCCGCAGGATTATTCAATTGTGACATGGACATTGAACCAAAATTTACCTGTGACATTTTATACAGAAAGCGACCCGGATTTATTAGCGGGTGTAAAATTAGATGCAATTTTAACCGTGCCATTTATTAACAACAGGTGTGAAGTACCTTCAAATTATACTTATTAATGGAATCAAAGAAAATTAATCAATTAGCGACCGAATTAACGCCGTCTTTGTCTGACTTGACAATTATTGGCGACCCGTCAACAGGTATAAGTAAAAAAATTACGCTTTCACAAATGGCGTCTTTGTTTACAGGTACAGTTGAAGAATATGCAAACCTTGCTTCTTTTCCTTTGGTTGGTGTTGCTGACACTATTTACATTGCTTTAGATACAAACATTATTTACCGTTGGAATACGTCAACAAATGCTTACGTTGAATTGTCACCAAATATTGTGACTTCATTGGTATTTAACGACGCAAATGGATTTGACGGAACTATTAATTTAGTTGGTTCAACTGCAACGCTTACAATTACGACTGCATTAACGCAAGGGTCAGTTCCTTTTATTGGAACGTCAGGCGCTTTAACGCAAGACAATGCAAACTTATTTTTTGACGATACCAACAATAGATTAGGAATAAATACAAATGCGCCGACAACTGCATTGGACGTTTTTGGTTCAGGAATAATTGGACGTTTAAATGGAACTTCAACAAACAATGCATTTTTAGGTTTTGCAAATGCAGGGACAAACAGGTGGTCAATTGGTAACGTTCAGTCAGACCATAGATTTAGAATATTTAGCGAAACAAATACAAGCGAATTAGTAACTGTTTTACAAACAGGCGAATTTGGTATTGGTATTGCAAACCCAACAACAAAAATTCATATTGACGGCGGCGCAAGTGCTTTGATTGCAAATTTAGACGCTGACGTTTCTATTGCAAAAAGTATTAGTTTCCGTTCAGACAATAGCAATAGAATAAATTTAGAAGTTTCAGGTACAGAATCAG